TTTTGGGTTGATGATGATATGTCTTTCAATAATGATATTGTTGAGAAACTTTTATCTCACAAAAAAGATTTTGTATCTGCTTTAATGTTTTCTAAAACTCCACCATTCATTCCAACAATAAAGAAAGTACAGGACGGAAATGTTTTGTCTTTCAATAATTATGTTGATTATCCAAAGAATTCTTTTATAGAAATTGCTGGTTGTGGAATGGCTGCAACTTTAATTCACAGAAGGTTGTTTGAAGATTTGAAATTAGAAAACGGAGAATGGTTTGAAGAAAAGAAATTCATTGGAGAAAGCGAAGATGTTAATTTTTGTATCAGAGCAAGAACAAAAGGACACAAACTTTGGTGTGATACTTCTGCTAAGACAAGACATATTGGCGGAATAGGGATTGGAGAAGAGAATTTTGAATATTGGTTTAAGACAATGGATTGTAGAATTGAACAGATGTGGTTGTAATGGGTATTGATTTAACTGATGAAGCAACCACTAAGAAATTAGATAGGGAAGAATGTGAAGCTCTTGTTAAGAGTTGGTTTGAAGAGTTTGAAGCTCAAGATGAAATTAGAAGAAGAATGTTGGAGAAGAAAATAATAAATCCAGTTTTTGATTGGAACAATAAATATTTAGGTAAATTCATTTTGCATTGTCCTGTGTTTAAAGAATTATTTAATTCTAAATCTGATTACTCAATTGATATTTTGTGGAACATTAAGAATTATAAATTGAAACTTTGCAAAGGAACTATGGAAAAAGTTTCTACTTCAAAGAGTTGTGTTATTTGCTCTAAAAAGAACAAGGGGTGTTTGGTATGGCAAAATTTATAAGTAGTGATAAGATTTTCAATCATTTAGATAGACTTTGTGCTTGGAAGAATGATGAAGTTGTTTATCCAGTTACAGTTGAATTGCACTTGTCTAATGTTTGTAATAACAAATGTTTTTACTGTTGTGCTGATGGGGTCAAAGATTCTAAAGTAATGACTAAAGCTGAAACAAAAAAAGCTATTGAATATGTCAAAAGTATTGATGCTAAAGCAATTATTTTTAGTGGGGGCGGAGAACCAAGTGTATCTCCTTTCTTTGAAGATGCTCTTTACTATGCTGAAGGACTTGATATTGGAGTTATTTCTAATGGAGTAGCATTAGATTCTCAGAAGCAAGATACTATTTTGAAAACTTGTAAATGGTTGAGAATTTCTTTTGATGCAGATAACGAAGAACTTTATACCAAAATAAGAGGAACTCATTCATTCAATATTGTAAAATCTCACATTAGTGAGATTCTTGAAAGAAAAGAAACTTCTAAATCTAATTGCACAATTGGATTACAAATTGTTGTGAATAAGTATAACTTTTCTCGTGTGAGAGAAATAGCTTACTGGATGTCAAAAACATTTCCAACAATAGATTACATTCAAGTTAGACCTGTTGAAATGAAAATAAACGAAGATGGTTATTCTTTGAATGAATTGCAAGAAATTGAACCTCAATTAAAACTACTTAGAAAAATGAGTAAAGTAATTGTTTCAGATAAACGGGATTTGTTCTTTGGTAAAAAAGAATTTGGTTTTACTAAGTGTCACTGCGCAGAATTCATTGGGGCAATTGATGCTTATGGAGATTATTATTTGTGTTGTCACACAATAAAATACCCTCGATACAAATACTTAAATGTGTTTTCCGATGATAACTTAATTGCAAAAAGAATTGATGTTTTGAATAAACTTCCAAATAGAGGACTTGATCCAAGAATTTGCTTTTTGGGTTGTAGAGGTTCAAATATTAATCGTAGGTTAGAGGGTTTAATAAAAGAAACAGAACATGGAAATTTTTTGTAAAGGGGTGAATTGAATTAAATAAAAGGTTGAAGGAGTTGGAATAATGGTTGATAAGAAATATGAGTTAGTTAAATATGATACAAAACAGTTTTTTGGTAAGACTTTGTTTAGAGTTAAAGCTTTGAAGGATTTTAGTATTTTTAAGAAAGGTGAGCTTGGTGGTTATATTGAGAAAGAAGAAAATTTAAATCAAAGTGGTGATGCTTGGGTTTATGGTGATGCTTGGGTTTATGGTAATGCTCAGGTTTATGGTGATGCTCGGGTTTATGGTAATGCTCAGGTTTATGGTGATGCTTTGGTTTATGGTGATGCTTGGGTTTCTGGAGAAATTAAAGTTAATTGTGTTTTGTGTTCAAAGTTTAGTTTTGAATGTCAAGCACAACTTGATAAATGGTTAGAATTAGAAAAACAATTTGAAGAAATTAAAGATACTTTAAAAGATAAACCAAAATCTTTAGAAGAAATGATTAAAGAAGAACTAATAAATAAAGTAAAAGAGTTGCAGGGTGTGAAAGAATGAAAGTATTAATTGGAACATATTTACACAAAGTAAAATATTATTGCATTGAGGATTGGTTCAAGAATGTAAAAAAGATGATGGAGAAATTCCCTGAAGCAGATTTACTTGTTGTAGATAATTCTGATGAAAAGAATTCTCCTGCTTGGTTGCGCCTTAAAATGGATAGTATTTTTGGAAAAAACAAACAAACAATGATGTGGATTGATACTATTGGAAAAAACTCAAGGTTTAAACAAACTGAATCTCAAAAAGTTTTGTGGAATTATGCTCTTGAAAACAAATATGAAAAATTATTTATAATTGAATCAGATGTGTTCCCTAAAGATGTGAATACAATAAAGAAATTGTATGATGCAGATAAACCAATTGTGTCAGGAGTTTTTCCTTTATGGGTTGATGAGAAAGATAAGGCGAATGATGTTCTTTGCATAATGGGTTATGGGCTCAATGCTGATTTGAAAAGATTTTGGTATCACAGATTTTTATTTGACAGAGCGATTGAAAAAGTTGGTAGAGATTCTTTGATTAAGATTTATGCTTGTGGTCTTGGTTGTGTAATGATTGATAGAGAAGTTCTTGAAAATATTAAACCTGAATATGCTACACAGAAAGTTGTTGATGATTTAATGAAAATACTATTTAAAGTTGATAAAATGAAAAAGTCTAACTTAAAAAAATGGTTACAAATTAAATTGAAAGGGCTGATTATTTCTGAAGAAAAAATGGTAAAAGAGAAAATTCACCCTGATACAAACTTTTTTATGCACTGCGAACTATATAATGTTAGTAGATATATGTTACCTTCTATAGATTGTGACCATAAAAGATCTGAATGGAGTGAAATTGAGAAAATTGTACCGAGGTAAAATTATGTCAGATTACCATATTTCAAATAAATTATTTAAACATTTAAAAATAAAATGCAATCGTTGTAATTCAGAAAAAGATTTAAGATTACATCATATTGATAGAAACCCAAGCCATAATTTTGAAAAAAATATTGAAGTGCTTTGCAGAAGATGTCACCAATTAGAACATGGGAAAAAATATGTTTGTAAATATTGTGGGATAAAGTTTAATAGAGAAGGGCACGGAGGAACTAAATTTTGTTCATATAAATGTTATTGGAAATCAATGGAAGGAGCAAAACAAAAACACATTAAAAAGAAGTGTGCTTATTGTAGAAAAACTTTTTTTGGTTATGTTCAAAAAAAAGATTGTTCTTATTCTTGTAAAAATAAAAGAGTTAAAGCAAATAAGAAGCTTTAAATACAAGATATGGTGTAATAGTTGTAATACAGAAATTGGTGGTAAAATGAAAACAATAGCATTCGTGGGAATGATGCATTATTTTAAATGCACGATTCCAAGACAACTTCCTGGATTTAAAATATATGAAATCAACGTAACTTATGAATACAACGATCCAACCAGATACCAAGCTTGTCTTGAATTGAACGAAAAAGAAAAGATTGATTACTGGGTGTTTTTTAGAGGAGAATATGTTCCTCAAGAAATAATGTGTTCTCTTCAAGGAAAGAAAATAAATATTTCTACTGAACCTCTTGGTAGAGAGGATATTCAAAGAATGTATCTTGGAGCCAACAAACCTTTTTTCTTAGAGCATTTTAAACAATTTGATTATTTTACTCACTATGATTTTACTGAGATTAATAACTTAAAAATACAAGGATTCAATGTTGATTCAGCATTTGCTTTGCCTGTAGATGTTGATACTTACAAACCAGTTAATTTAAAGAAACTTTGGGACGTTGTTTTCTTAGGAAGAGGGACTACGAGAAGAAATTGTGCTATGGGCCCAATTAAGAAAGACTTTAATGTGCTACATATTGACAATGGTTGTTTTGATGATGAAGCGGTTAGAGTTTATAATATGTCAAGAATTGGTTTGAATATGAATGTAGCAGGATTTCCTCAGAACCAACATAGAGTTTTCAATATGATGGCTTGTGGATTACCAATCATTTCTGATAAGATGAGTCATACTGATTGGCTTAAACCTGATGATGAGAAATACTTTGAATTTATGTCAGATTTGGACGGAGTTAATTTGTATAAAAAAGTAGAAAGTATGTTGGAAGATACTTCAATCCCTTTAAAAATGAGGGGACAAATTTCAAGAAGAATTGCTGTTAATCAATTTAATGCTTCAAAGAATTGGGCTGGGTTGATTGAAAAAGTGGAGATGAAAGAATGAGTGAGTGGGAAGAAAATATTGGCAGTGGTTTAATACAAATTGAATTAATCCAAGAAAATTTAACTAAATTGAATAAGGATTTAGATAATGCAAGAAAGTTAATTAGAAAAGGATTTGAAAAAAATTATAATGAAACAAAAAATAATGAAAATTCTTATGCTAAAAGAATAGCATATGTTGCTGTTTTAATTGGGGCAGGAAAAAATGATGAGGAAATAATTAAATTATTAAAGGTTAAATTTCCTACAGTTAGATTTGATGATGATTTATTAAAACATCACATAAAAAAACTTAAAGAATCAGGAATTAAGGAGATGAAACAATGAACTGGATAGCTGAATTAGGAATAATATTATTCACTTTCAATGCTTTAGCAGGTATCAATACTGCGGTATTATTAGCAATAATATACTTGCTTTGGGGTGCAATAAAAACAATCACAACTTATAGAATGGCTGTTAAAATAATGGGGCGGTGTTGCAATGGCATTAAAAGAAATAAGAAATGAAGAGTGGATAGACAAAACTGACAAGAAGTTTGTATATCATCAAATCAGAGAAGTGTTGCTTGATGATGAAGATTTGTTAGCTTTGATTACAAGAGAAAAAACAAAGCTTGATGAATTATCTAATCAAATATCTTCAGCTAAAGCAGGTATTCAAAAGATAAACACTTTCTTGTCAAAGAACAAGAAGTTTGTTGATATTGCTAAGAAAAGAGATGCTGAAAGATTCTGCGAAAAGTGTGGAATGGATTTCACTCTTGATGCAAATAAGAAATTAGTAAGTAATAAAACTATAGAACCTTACAAAATATTGTGCAAGAATTGTGCTGCAAAAGAGGGATTGTAATGTTTGATGTCCGTTTAAAAGGTAAAAGAATTTCGCTTGGTGGTGGAGAGTTTCCTAAAGCTGGGTTTGTGAATATTGATAATTCAACCATTAATCCTATAAACGGACACCACTATACTCCTGACATTTTGCACGATTTGAATGAAGGGATTCCTTTTCCTGATTCGTTTATTGATGAAGTAGAATGTAGTCACTTTATTGAGCACGTTAAAGATCCAGTTTTTTTGATGAATGAGATTTGGAGAGTTTGTAAGAATGGTTCAAAGGTTCAAATTGTTTGTCCTGTTCATGACATGGTTCCAGGACATTTGACTGATATGTCTTTTGATTGGTTTGAGAAGAATGTTTCTAAAGATAAGTTTGATTTAGTCAGCCATAAAGAATACCCTAAACCAGTTACTGATCCAATATATGGTGATAGGACTTTTGTTGAATTAAATTTAGAATTTGTGGTGAAAAAATGCACAAAAGAATAGAGCGTTACCACGCTATTGTAATGTTTGCAAGAGCCGTTAAAAGAACTAAAATGTTTTGGAGTGTTAATGAGTTGCTTGAGTATTGGCGACACTCTGATTTTCCTTTCCCTAAAGTTAAAAGAATAACTACTTCTAAGTGGTCTTTTTGTCATTGTTTTTCTTCAGCAGCTAAAAAAATAAAATTGAAGAGAGTGTTTGAGAAAGATATTTTAATTGGTTATGGTGGTTAAATGGATTCAGTAGCGTATGTATTACCTTCACTCTATCCGAGTGGTGGAAACAAAATGTGTGTTGAACACGTTAAAAGATTAGCTAAGAGAGGACGCATTGCTGTTGTTTCTATTGTGTCAAGACACAAAGATGATGATGAGAAGTGGCTTGATCTTGAAGGAGTTAAAATAGTTCCTTTTACTAAGGTTGAGTTGGACAAATATTCTAATGTTGTTGCAACTTATTGGGAAACTTATTATTATATTGAAGCCCTTAAATTAGTGGGGCCGAGATTTAGTTACTTTGTTCAATCAAAGGAAGAGGATTTTGAAGGAGAATTCATTAGAAAGCAGAGGGTTTTATTTACTTTGATGGATAGGAAGTATCATATTTTTACTGAAGCTAAGTGGATTCAGTTGTATTTGAAGGAATTGTTGCAAAGAGAATCTGTTCTTGTTCCAAATCATATTGAATTGCCTTTAAATTTGGATCTCGTGAAGAAGAAAAGAAACAAACCGATTTTGTTAATTGAGGGAGAAGCTACTGCTGTTTGGAAGAACATAAATTTTGGAGCAAGGGTTTCACAAATGCTTAGGAATGAGTTTGAGTGTTGGCTTTTAACTTCAACAAAATACAATAAGATTTCTCCTCATATCTTTGGTTCATTTGACAAGATTATTCAAGGTGTTTCTTGGAGAGAAGCTCTTGAAACTATTGCTCAAGCAGATATTTTGTATAGACCTTCTACTCTCGAAGGTTTTAATGGAGCTATTTCAGAAGCTATGGTTCTTGGAATCCCTACGGTTTCTAACAAGATCCCTGCAGGGTATGAAGTTGGAATTAATGGTTGGAATTGTTTAATGGTTGAACCAAATGCACTTTGGGAAACTATTGGAGCAATAAAACGCCTTAAAATAGATTCAGAACTAAAGGAAACAATTGTAAAGAATGCTCTTGAAACGAGTAAGAGTTTTACTGATTGGGATAAGTCAATTGATATCTTAGAAAATAATGTGTTTTGTTTAGTGTAAATGTCACTATTTGGTTTTGATGTCACTTTGTCACAAAGAAGGTTTAAACCTTCTTCGTATTCAAAGCTTGTTCTAATGTAGAAATAGATTCTTGGAAGTTCTTAAATTTTTCCAAGTCATTTTTCATAGTTTCTGTGTTTGTTGTGTCTATTTGGAAATCTGCTATTTCAATTACAACAGAACCATTCGCATATCTGTTGGTTTTGAGTTTGCATTTGTTTCCACCAACGCTTTCAGTTGGTTGTTCTATTACTAATTTCATCTCAGCCATTTTAATCCCCTTCCTGCAATAGTTGTATTATTCTTTCTACTTGCATTAGTAATAATGCGATTGGTATTCCTATTATTGTGCAGAATAATATTATGCACACTAAAGCACATAGTATCATTCTTATTCCGTCAGTTAATCCTACTTTATTCTTCATCTTCATCATCTCCATAAACTTCATCTGATTCTTCAAACTCTTGTTGCTCATCATCTTCTTTCATTCTTGCTTCAATCTCGTGTTCGTGACAAAACCCTGTGCTTGATTCACACGGAGAATTGCAACCTTCTACTTTACATTTTTCACTCATTTCTACCATTTTTCCTCATCTCCCTATTTTTCATCATTTCTTCATACGAAACCCAATACTTTTCCAAGTAATCTGCTTGGCTTCTTAATGCTGAAACCAAGTGATGTCTTGAATTCATATAGTGGTTCTTCTTTTGGACAAATTTCCACAAAAGGTTCTCAAGTTCTACATCAAACTCTTCTGCACAATCATCTCTCCAACTTTCGTATCTTTCATCTTCGTCTTGCATAGTTCCAACTCCTTTTCAATTTCTTCTAATCTGTTCTCTATTCTTTCGTAAGAAAATAGCTCTGCTTGTTCTATGTCCATAGCCATTTCCTCAATATTGAATTTAATTATTTGTTCTAAACATTTCTTCACATACTGCTCATAAGTAAGTGCTTCAAAATCTTCTTCTGTTAAACCTAATTCTTCAAATCCTGCAGAACCAATCTCGTACTCTCTACTTAATCCATCTCTTTCGTTGTTATCAAAGATTTTACCACTATCAACTTCAGCGATTGTATCAATTGCGTGTTTCAACCACCAAATTTGATTTAAGTGTTCTTGTTCTGCAAGTAAAATTTTCTCTTTAGAGAGTGGTTTCTCAGCCACTCCACCAAAGAGAGAGGTTTGTTGTGCTTTCTGCTCTACATAGCTATTCTTTTCATTACCTTCTTCATCTTCAACGAGTTCTTCATCAATATCTTCATCATCAACTTCCCCACTCTCAACAGGATACTTCTTTGCGAGTTCTTCATCACTCAAATCATCATCTGTTGAAGAACCAAACAAAGTTGCTTGTTTTGGTTTGTATTTGTCCATTAATCCCTTATCATTCCACCTTTCTTTCATAGTGTAATGTTCAAAGAAAGTGTGCAAATCGTGAAGCAACCACTCCATTCTTGTTTTGTGTCGGTGTATTCCGTCTTTCTCAAATGCTTCTTGAGAATATTCTACTCCAAGAGTTGTTTCACAACCTGTGTGTAAATTTTTATACACTTGAGTATCGGACAAATCCCAACCAATTCTCTTGAAGAAATTCTCTTCTCCTTCTGAAGAAATGTAATTGAATATAACCAAATCTCTCATTCTTATTTGCTCACTCCAATAATCTTCTTCATCTTCACTCTCTCCACCAAGAAGAATACTGCAAGAAGCAATTCCTCTAATTGTTTGCTCATCAGCATTAAGAAATTCTTCGTAAGAAAAGATTGAGTTCTCACAAAACAAATCAAAGTTTCGTTCTTCATCATATTTCCAATTCTTTCTGTAATCTGCATAAGTGGTTTTCTCAGATTGTATTTGTCTTTCGTAATCAAAAGAAATATCTCTACAACCTTCATCATCAAACCAATTAAGTAATTTAATTTGGTTCTTATCCGTGAATCCTTTCTCAACTTCAACCTTCTTTATTTTCAAAAAAGCTTCATAAGTTTCTCTTTTGTATTCACTAACCTTTTCATCATCAACGCCTGTGTAGTATTCGTGTTCTCCTTCGGGTAATTTGAAAATCATTTTCTACCACCCAACAAATCCAAATACTTCTTCTTCATTCTGAAAAATGTTCTTCTACCAAGTCCTGTTTCATCTATGAATTTCTGAACTTGAACATTTGTTGAATCCGAGCTTCTGATTAATTCCCCAACTAATTTTAAGTCCTCATCAATATCAAGGAAAGAATTGAGAGAATTCTCCCAAGTGTTAGAATTGTATCTGAATAATTCTACTGCTTTGTGAAACAATCTCAAATTGAGGTTCTTGATTTCCACACCAACTTTCTTTTGTAGCTTCTCAACTATTTCTAAGCACTTTGAAGAATCCAAATCCTTGTAGCCCTTCTTAGCCATAACAACGAACATCTTTTGAATATCTTGTATTGAGAAATGCAAATCATAGAACAACACTCTTGAAAGAAGAGCTTCTGTTCTTGAATCCTTAGGCATTTTATTTGCAAGAAGAATTATTTTTCCTTTGAAAATGAATGACTTTGGTAAATGTTTTGCATTCTCCCAAGCAGAATGAAAAGTAATGTTTCTTATCATCTCTCCTTGCAAATCTGTTAATGCACTCCACAAAGCACTTCTGAGAATAGAAATAATTACTTCATTCTCAAGTATTTTCTCACAATCTTCAAAAAGAATTACTTTGTCCGAATTGTTATACAATAATTCAAAAAGAGCAACAGGAGATATGTGTGTGTTAATCAAAACATAGTCCTGCTTCTCTTTTGCTAATGTTTGGATAACAGAAAAAGATTTTCCAAAACCACCATTAGATACACAAAATAGTCCTGCGAAATGGTTCTTACAAAGCATTTTTACTCCTTCCGACAATTGAGTTAATTGAGGAATTAAATAATCATCTTGTTTTGATATTTGTTCCAAAGCTTGAGCTGTTTGAGTTTGAACCTCTTCAGTAATTTTCTTAATGTTCTCAACCTCAACAGCTTGAACTTGTGAATCAATTTGTTTCTTACTCAAATCTTCAGAAAGATTTAACCCTTTCAAAAGGTTCTCTTTGTTCTCAAAGAAAGACAAAGAAGAATCTACTTCTGCTTCAAAATCAATAGTATCGGCAACAAGTCCTTTCTTTGAAATAAATTCTTTTAACTTCAATATTTGAAGAGCTTTATTCATAACCATTTTCTCACTCCTTCTTGTTTTCTAATCAATTTGAATAAAGTTTCATAAGAAATATATTTGAAATCTGTATTCAAGCAAATAAAATAAAACAAATTAAGTTTTACACTTTCAAAAAAAGAAAGGTTTTTGTATTGCCTAAACAAATCTAATTTTCCATAAATCATTAAGCCCACACTCCTTGACTTTCACACTCTCTGCATTTCCACTTCTTTTCTTTCTCAATCCAAGCAAAGTTATCCCCTCTGCCGATATCAAAATACTTTTTGCAGCAATCACATTTACCCTGCAAATCATCTTTTACAAAATTCCTTGTATCAACCATATAAACCATTTCCCACATTCTTTCTTATTTCTAAGAAAAGAATCAATTGGGTTTGAGTAATGCTTTGCACTACTCCACCACACAAAACCATTCAATTTCAGAATCATTTGCCTGTTCTACAATCTCCCTCATATCTGCTTCGTTATACGCTCTCACTTCAATAAGAACTTTGAAAGATTTTAGCTCTGCTTCTTTCTTTTTAGTTGCAACAAAAGGTTTTCTGATTGAAACCTTATCTCTTTCAAAATCAGAATCTATTTTCTGAGCGTTCTTAACCTTGAGGGCTAACCTATTCAAACAATAAGTTCTTTGTTTTCGGTTCAAAAGAATCATATTCTCAATACAATATTCTTTCAAAAGACATTTATGATTTAAGATACTCCCTTTTGGAGAAAATATTGCTGAAACTATTCTATCAAGATTCAATTTCTCACAACCTTTGTAATTTCAATATCATCCCCCTTCAAATAAGAATCACTCTTATCTGAATCAAGGAAAATTTCCTCTGCTTCTTTTTTGCTCTTAGCTGAAACAATCATTTCCTTAAAATTAGTTTCAGTAAAATAAATCCTGTATTTCATTTTAACCCTCTCCAAAATAATTCTCTTCTCAATTTCATTTCAATCAATAACTGCTCTTTTGTTTCAAATGAAAATAAATTCATTTATTCCACCCTCACAATATCAGTTTTATACCCTAAACTTTCTGCTAAAATTCTTTTAATTAAAGCAATTGAAGAATCGCTTAAACTCTCTTCAAAACTTATTTGTAATTTTTCCATTCAAACCAACCCCAAAAAAGTTTTATTACTATTCAAGAAATAAGTATTTGAGCAAAAAGGTTTGAAACCTTTTGCAATATCTGTATTTCTTATTATTTTGTTTTGAGAAACTAAATTTTTGTAATCCATTCAGAACACCTCAATTAAATCAAAAATTTCATTTTGGTATTTATTAACACCAACTGATTTTATTTTAAATAATCCTGTTGTGTGTTCTGAAATTTTTCTTTTTATTTTTAATATTTTATTTAACTCTTTTCTTTCTTTTTTTATTTTAGAAATCATTTTTTTCAATTCTTCTATACTCAATAATATTTTTTGTTCCATAAAAACACCTTTTCCCTGTGCAAAATGTTCATTTTGCATACATAAATGTCATACGGCTATATTATAAACCTCTCTTTTAGGGTAATGAATACAAAATGCAGGATAATTTTGTCCAAGAAATATGACAATAAAAACCTTTTTTTTATTTGTACATTCTCTCAAATGTTGTAAGTACAACATATAACAAAAAAAAAATAATAAAATTTAGGTTATTGTTTTTAGTTTCTTAGTTGTTCATATAAGGGAGTGCGTAGCACTCCCCATAAGGTAAGGGGTGTGCGTAGCCCACCCCCACACACAGCACACACACAAAGGAAAAACTCTTTTTCTTTTTATGTATGCACACACAGGCAAGGCATAGCTTAGGCACAGCACAGCACACATTAAGCACAGCATAAAGGGTATTTGATATGCTTTATTAGGGTAAGGGTGGGGTTGCAGAAAAGAGGAAAAAATCAGAATAAATTGGCTGAAATTTATATCAGGAATCATTTTAACCTTTCTGTATTACAGATATATTTATATACTTCTTCACACACAATATACTTGCTATGGCCGTTCTTGAAAAAAGAATCCGTGAGCTGGAGTTTGGACTATTGTACAAATGTAGCTTAACACAAACCGACCACTGCATTGATATTTATGGGTAGAAAAAAACTAATCTCGCAAAGGAAAGTATTCGCTGTTCGCTTGCCTCAAGAAGTAATCAACGACAGCAAAGCAATTCCTCACTTTCGTAAAAATATTGAGGACTTTGCTATTGAAAAGCACAAGACTTGGAAGGAAAAGGAGCGAATCTTAAATGAGTGATTTAATCCTTGACATAGAAACCAGTGGTCTTTTCCCTCTCAAAGACAGAATCTCTTGTATTTGTGTAGAATACAATCACACACAGCTTTGTTTCTCTGGTGATTTTGAATCTAAGGTTTTGCAAGATTTTTCTTTTTTCTTAAAAGATAAATTTGTAGATAGGATTGTAACTTATAATGGTTGGAGTTTTGACATTCCTTTCATTAGAGTAAGAGCTATGGTCAATAAAGTAAAACTTCCTTCTTATTTTTGGGACGATAAAAAGATTTGTGATCCTTATAATATTTTGATGCGAAGTAAGAGTGGGAAACAATGTGAATTCGGTAATACTTTTGGAATAGAAACAATTGGTACTGGATTAGAGTGTCTTGATTTGTTACAAAAAGGGGATTTCATTTCTATTGAGAAACATTGTATATCTGATATTAATGTTTTGTCAGAAATATATTATAGAATGAAGGAAGCTGGTTATTAATGGATTTAGTGGCGTGGAGTGACTTATCAGTCTTTAAAGAGTTTTGTCTTGACAGATTAGCAGTTGGTTTAGCAGCAGAGTCTATTGCGCAGGAACTTTCTATTGTGATTAATCACCCAATAAACCCTGAGCAAATTATTGCTTCTAATTCCGAAGAGGAAATCCTATCCCGCCGAAAAGAGCTTCTTGAGGAAGCTAAATCTTCTGCTCCTGTCATCACACGAGAATTAATAATTTCTATGGGTAGGATTAAGAAATTCCTTGACCAAGCAGAGAAAGCTTTTGATTCCAGTGAAAAATTTGTTGAAGATTTTGATGGCTACAGAAGATCTCTTGAGTTGCAATTAAAAGCAATTGACGTTGCTTCTAAGCAAATTGCTTTGCTTAATGAATCTTCACAGAAAGCACCAGTAATTAACATTTCGTTTAATCTTGCTGATTTGAAGCGTTTGGAGTCAAGTGGGGCAATTACTATTGTTGATACTGATTTAGCAAACGAATTAATTGGAGGGGACACAGATGCCTTGCAAAAAGAAAAAGAAGTGATTCAATGATAATAGATTCTAACGATTTCGTAATGGGTGACTTCAAACACCATTTGATTGAGGGTTATACTGTAAAACCTCTTGATTGTGGTGATTTCATGTTTGAGCTTAATGGTGGTCCTTTAATCTTTGAAAGAAAAACCGTTGGGGATTTTATGCAGTCTTTGAATTCTCATCATATTCATACCCAATTAATGAAGATGCAGGAACTTACTCCTTACAATTATATCATTATTGTTGGCAATGTAAATAAATTCTTCATAGAGTCAGAGTTCTATACTAAAAAACAATTTCTTGGTGGAATTGCTAATTTGTCTTTACATGGGGCAAAGATATTATTTGTTGATAATAATGAACAAATGTGTGATTTAATGTATTGTATGGCTGAAAAGTTTGCTTCGAAGGACAAACCAATTCTTATTGAACAAGATATTGTTTTTAAGAAAAGAGAGGTTTCTCCTTTGGTTAAGGTTCTTATGAACATTGAAACTATTGGTGTGGAGAAAGCAGAAATAATTGCTACTAAATATACATCATTACAAACAATTTCTTTAGCAATTGAGGAAAATTCTTTTTATGTTAATTCAATTGGACCTAAATCCATTGAGAAGATTAAAAAATTCTTGGACGAGGTTTTGTGATGCTTTCACTTAAGGCTTTCGCTTTTCGTATAATAGGGTTGTCACTCGCACCTTTTCACAGAGATATGTGTGATTTAATAGAAAACAATCGTCACGTTGTTATAATGGCTCCTCGTCAGCACGGTAAGTCAGAAATTGGTTCTATTGCTCAAGCTTTGTGGAGGGCGTACTATGCAGAGAAGCCAATCAAAATAGTTATTGTTTCTAATATTGATTTGCAGTCAGGGAAGATTCTCGCAAGAATTCGTGATTTGATTGAAACTAACCCAGCTCTTCGTTCTGTTTTAATGCCCGATAACATTTACAAAGAAAAGTGGGCTGCAACTATGCTTCATTGCAAAAATGGTGTTACTATTGAAGGTTATGGTCTTTCTCCTAAAATCAGAGGATTACCAATTAATCACTTGATTTTAGATGATGTTCTTAGAGATGATACTGGAAGCACTTCTAAAACAAAGAAGTTGTTTCGTGAAGTAGTTCTTCCTACAATTAATGCAACTAAGGGAACTCTTTCTGTTGTTGGTACTCCTCAGTCAAAAGTTGATTTGTTACACGATTTGCTTGAGAAAGATAATGGTTGGGCTAAAGCTCGTTATCAAGCAGTTTCTTTGAATCACGATGGTTCTTGGAAAGATCCTTTGTGGCCGAGAGCAGGTAATCTTGGTTACACTATTGATGAATTAAAGAAAATCCAAGCAACTATGGATTCTGTTTCTTGGTCTAAGGAAATGATGTGTAATCCTGTTTCAGGGAGCGCTTCGCTTTATCCTTGGGATTTAATTAAAGATTGTATTATTGAGGGGCTTGGAGAATCAGGAATAACTAATCCTAACTCTGCTTATTACTTAGGCGCTGATGTTTCTGTTTCAAGTAACCCTAATGCAGATTTTTCGGTTTTTACTGTAGCAGAACAGAGTGGAAAACAACCTCTTCGTATTGTTCATATTATTAGAGTTCCTGGAAAAACTATTGACGAGCAAGGGAGCATCATCAGAGAACTTGACAAGAAGTACAATTTCAGTCGTTGCCTTGTTGAACAGAATGGAATCTCTTATGATTTTGTTAGAACTATGCAAAAGGATCCGCAACTTGGTAGAAAAGTCGAAGGTTTCTTAACTACACACAAAAACAAAGAAAGGATTCTTGGGGCAGTAGAAATATCTTTCAGAAACAAAAACCTTTTCATTCCTAAAAACGAAACACTTATTGAAGAATTGCTTAACTTTGGTATTAAGGAGAGAGAAGATCACTTTGGGGGCAAGACACAATCTTATGAAGGACTTGGTTCTCACGATGATTGTGTAATGTCTTTAGCTCTTTGTGTAGAGTGTGCTTCAAGTGGTTTGGTTAAATCAACTCTTTCTTTCTTGTAATACAGATTGATTCATTGTGTAATACACAGAAATGCTTATATACTACAGCCCTAAGTGTAATGTATGGCCGATATAGAGCGAACGTCAGTTTCAAACTCTTTGATTGATAATTACTCTCCTAATGTAGATGGGCAAGAGAAACCATCGAAAATTGCTGTTGAAAACTATTATGTTTGGTTACAGAAGATGCCTGAAGTAGCGGGCGTAGTAGGAGCAATTTGTAATGATATAATGGGTGACGGATTTGAATTTAGAGGGGAATCCAAAGCAGGAGTTAAAGCTGCTCAAGAATTTGTAAGATAGAACCATTTTACTAAAAAACTTTATTCTACTCTTCAAGATTATGTTTTGCTTGGAGATGCTTACTTAGGTGTAAGAATTATCCAAGAATCTTATATTAACAAAATGATTGAAGGAACAAGTATTATTGATGATTTACAGAAATGTGATTTGCAAAAAGATGATTTGATTAGCAAACTTAAAATAAGAGATCCTGATTTATTTTTCCCAAGAGAGATTTTTCCACTCAAAGCAACTACAATTTATCCTAACTATGATGAACACGGTAGAATAAAAGAATACATTCAGAAAGTTAATGGTAATTCTAAAAAAGTTTCTTTCTCTCCATTTGAAGTTATTCACTTCTCCTTGAATAACATTGGAAATGATGTGTTCGGCTCTACCCCGTTAGCTTCTTGCCTTAATGATATAGCAACTCTTTGGTATGCTAAAGATTATGCCGGCACATTTTTCCAAAACGATGCTACTCCTGATAAAATATATGTTCTTAAAAATACTGCTCCTAATAGTGCAGAGTATGATGAGTTCAAAAAACAAATTGAGAAATTCAAGAATTCTAAGAACAAGCATAAGTCAATGGTTATGACTGGTGAAGTAGAAGTTCAGAATGTTAATGAGTTCAACAAAGACTTAGAATTTTCCACTCTTATTGACAAATTCACTCAGAGATTAAGAATGGCTTGGAATATGCCTGGTTCTCGTTTAGATGACACTGGTAAATCAGGTACAAACAAATCTGCTGAAGCTGGGTATTATAAAAATATTAATAGAATGCAATCAGAAATAGAGGAAACTCTTAATGCTGAACTTTGGTCAAGATTTGGTGACATTGAAATGATTTTTAAGAAAGCTTACAAGAGAGATGAGTCTATTGAAGCAGATATAATTACAAAAACTGTTGGAAAACCAGTAATGACACAAAATGAAGGAAGAGAATATCTTGGTTACAAACCACTCCCTGATGCTAAGTATGATGAAATCCAAGATGATTTCAAAGAAAATCCAGGTGGTCAATTACCTGACACAAAAGAAGGCGAAGAGGTTGGAAACCAACATAGACTTGCTCAAAAGATGGAGAAAAGAAATGTTGTTGTTCTTGATAATTTTAGAAATTTTAAAAGTATTGTTGAAGCTGATGGAAGAACATTTATGACTGCTAAAGTTTTCTGTAATGAAGATTCTGACAAATTTACTTTTGTGTTTTCAGATAGTGTTGGGACTTATGAGTGCTCTGTAATGAAATCAGAAATACAAGATGAAAAAGATTTTAGATTCCAATATGTTAATTATTCTATGAGTGGAAAATTGAAGAGTATTGTTGAGGTGTGATAATGGGTGACACACTCTACGAGGAAATAAAACTTTCTCGTGATGATTTAGAAAGAGATAAATTCGTTGGTTATTCTGATGGAAAAGTAGCTACAAGAACAATTTCTACTGTTGTACAACCAACAGGAACTAATCTTCATTCTGTTGTTGATTCAGGATTTTTACAAATAAAAGATCAGTATGGTTTTGCTGCAGAAAATACTCCAATGGACGAAGTAAGAGTGGCTGAAGCAACAAGACTTGTTGGAACTATTTTTGAAGGAACTACTATTGACACAAACTTTTGGACAGCAACTCTTGCAAACAATGGTACTGCCACCCAAGCAAGTAATCAAATAACTCTTGGGAGTTCAACAGCAAACAATGGAAGTTCTATTTTGCAAACTACAAGAAAAGCAAGATATGTTGCAAGTATTTCAAATAGGTTTAGGGCGCAAGTTCAATTAGGGGATACTGGTGTCACTGGTAATACAAGAAGATGGGGTTGCTTTGATGGTACTGATGGAATGTATTTTGAATTAGCAGGAATAGTTTTATCAGCTTGTGTTATGAAAGCAGGTGTTAGAACTTTGGTTTTGGCTTTAAACACTCCAACAACAAATATTACAAGTTACGAAATATATTATACTAATTCAAAAATTTATTTTGTTATGGGTGGTGTTTTAGTTGCTACTCATAATGCGACAACAGCTACTTATTCTGACACTTTAACTCTTCCTGTTAGAATTGATAATATTAATTCAGGAAGTACAACTAATTCGACAATATTAGTTAGGGTAGCAAGTATTACAAGACTTGGGAAACTTGAAACAAATCCTACTTACAAAAATATGACGGGAATAAGTTCTTCAACTATTCTAAAATATGGTGCAGGAATGCTACACAATATAATAGTTGGGACACCAGTAAATAACGCAACCATTGCTGTTTATGATAATACTACAGGCACTGCTAATCCAATAAGTGTATTTACATTACCAAATTTAGCAAGTCCAATGAACATTGATTTCCATTGTCCATTCAGTAACGGGCTAAATATAGTTCCAAGTTCAACAGGTTTGAATTTAACAATAGTTTATGAATAAGCTTAAATAATATGAAAACAAATATTTTGTAGGAAGGGATTGTATGACTGATTTAAAAATATACCGAGGAGATAACAAGACTTGGGTTCTAACATTCAAGGATTCGGTAGGCGCAGCAATAGATATAACTGGCTACACAATCTTTTTCACAGTAAAAAATAAGCAAACTTATATTGATTCCATAACAGATACCACTGACGGATTAATACAAAAAACAGTTACTTCTCACACTACTCCTGCTTCGGGTATTTCAGCATTAAGTTTAGTTCCTGCTGACACTTCTTCTTTGGCTCCAACTAACTATATTTATGATATGCAATTAAAGGACGGTGCAGGAAAAATATTAACTTTTATCGAAGGTAATTTTGAAATAATAGCTGATGTAACAAGGAGAAGCGTATGACTGATGATATCAACGTGGTTTTCTCTGAAGAGGAAATTAATGTTACAGTTGCTGATGAGCAAACAATAGATGTCACTATTGAAGGCGGAGTTGTTGAACAGATAGAGTGGGGAACCATTACGGGGACTCTTTCTAATCAAACTGATTTGAAAGCAGAACTTGACAACAAATTAAATCAACCTTCCATTTATAATTTAGATACTGAAACATTAACTCTGGGTGTTGGATTAATCCATTCTTTTATTAGAGTAGGAAATTCTTTGTTTGGTGGAAGTAGAACTTCTCCGCCAACTATTACTAAAATAATTGATGCAAACAATATGGTTACTGGTGGAACTGAAGTAATTACTTTAACAGGAAAAACTTATTGTGAATCAGTAACCTACAATGAAACAACTAAAAAACTTTATTTTTTGTTAGTGAATGAAATTCTTGAATTAGATCCTGATACAATGGATTACACTATTTTTCCAATAACAATGACTGGTGGGACTGGCGGGAGTGGGGCAATTACAAATGACGGAACTTATTTTTATGTTACAAGTTATGTGCTTCATTCAAAGGTTGCGAAGTTTTCTTTTAACGGAACTGCATTTACAAATATTGGTGAAGCATCAATGGTTTATGTTTCTTTAGAAGTTGGGTATGGTCACTCTGCGCAGTATGATAAAGATAGTGGTTACTTGTTTGTTTGTGGTGCTGAATCTCCTGGTTGGGTTGCGAAAGTAAATGTTAGTGATATGTCTTTTACTTTGATAAGACTTGCTGGTGGAAATGTAACAATTTCTGATGATATTGCAGTTGCTCCTGATTATGTTTATGGGGTTCTTGAAGGGCCACCACAATACAAGATTTTGAAGGTTAAAAAATCTGATATGAGTTATACTTACATAGATCCTGGAATTGCTGTTTCTGGGTATGGTTGTATTTACAATCCGTATGACAGATGTGTTTATACTGTTTATAATACAAATCCTGGAAGTTACATAAAAATAAATGATAGCACAGGGGAAATGAGATTATTCACTGCACCTACAGGAATTGGTGGAATGAATGAATTACAATTTAGTGAATATAATATGTGGCACACAACTTGGACTACTCCTGCAAAAGTTATTAGATTAGCTAATCCAAGTGAGAGATATGTTAGAATTTTAAAAGCTGATAATTCTATTGGTTATTCTTACAACGAAGGAGCAGTTGTTGCGGATAGTTTTGCTGGTAGTGGTGCTGGTTTAACAAATATTGCTGTTGGGAATAATGGGGAATTACAATACAAGAATGGAACTGCGTTTGATAGCAATACTAAATTAGTTTATGATGAAACCACAAATAGTTTTACTGAAGGAAATTTAAAATACTTATATATGGGTAGTAAAGTAGGTGTGTTTGTTTATGGTTAATATTTCAAGTTGGACTGAATTGAATGCTGCAAGAAATCAGCCTTACGAATCATTTACTCTTATAGCAAATCTTAAAATTACTGATGCTGATTACAATGGAATAGGGAATGCTTGGGCTCCTTTGTGTTACGATTATCAAGGTACATTTAATGGTAACGGACATTATATTGAAGGATTAAGTGCTCCTTTATTTGGCTCTTTGTATATTTGTGTTGTGACAAAATTAGGATTAAAAGACATAAGTATTTCTGGTGCTTCTGGTGGATTGGCTAATGGGGCAATGTATAGTACAGTGGATAATTGTTGGGTAACTGGGACAATTTCAGGAGCAAATGTTGGTGGATTAATTGGGGAAGGATATTATTGGGTAGGGATAACTAATTGTTATGCAAATGTAACTGTGACTGGTAGTGGTACTGCGGGGGGATTGATGTCTTATTCCCCAGTTGAAATAGTAAATTGTTTTTCAACAGGAAATGTTACTGGAAGCACAGTTGGTGGATTAATAGGTTCAGCAGATGTTGCTCCAACTAATTGTGGTTGGGTAACTACAACTGCAACTAATGCTATTGGAAGTCTTGGTGGAAGTCCTGCTAATGTTACTTATAATGAAGCAACTCTTACTCCTTATTATTTTAGTTCTCACGGAGTTTTTTCTGCTTGGGATTTTGTTAGCACTTGGCACACAAATACTGGCGCATTGCCTACTTTGAACCCAATAGGTACTACTCCAACTACTCCTGTTTTATCATTTACATTATCTACTGATTCTTCAGTAACATTGGTTTGGACAGCAAGTACAACTGTTGGTGGAGAAATGATTGGTTATAAGATTGAAAGAGCTTTGGCAGGTGGAACTTTTTCTGTGCTTGTAGCAAATACTGGGAATTTAAATTTGACTTACACAGATTCTTCTACTACAACAAAAACAGAATATGATTACAAAGTAACAGGATTAGCTTACGGTACTTCTTCAGCAGTATCAAATGTAGTCAGAGCTATTGCAAAAAATGCAGCTCTTAAATTTTTAGCTGATGGTATTGAAGTTCCAACTTCTCAATTTGTTTATTATGGAGATCCAAATACTGATGGAAGTTTAAGAGAATCAAATAATGGTACAACATTATTGCTTCAAAAAAGAGTTAATGGTTCTTGGGTTGAAACAACAAGTGATGAAGTTGATCCAGTATTTACTGCGCACCCTGCTTATGGATTAACTACGCAAGATATGATTGACATTGGTAATTTAAGTGGGACTAATACTGGGGACCAGGTTTTGCCAACAAGAGATTCACTTGGGCTTGATACTGATGACACAGTAACTTTTGCTAATCTTTCAGGAACTAACACAGGTGACCAAACTCTTCCTGTTAATTCTGATTTTAATTTATCTGATTTGGGTGATGTTGATGACACTGATAAAGCCGAAGGAAAAATATTAAAAGTAGATTCTGAAGGAAATCATGTTTATGTTACTGATGAAAGTGGAACAGATGAAAAAGTAAAATATGATGTTAGCGACCAAACAGCAGGTTATATTGCAGATAAGTTTGTTGCAGGAAGTGGAATATCTTTAGCTGAAGGAACTGGTGCTGATGAGAATAAATTAAAGATTACTAATTCAGGAGTTGTTACTGAAACTGACCCTGTGTATAGTGGTTCTCAAGCAGCAAATATTACAGCAACTGATATAACTAATTTAGGAAATTTAAGTGGGACTAATACTGGTGACCAAGATTTATCAGGTTATTTATTATTAGACCAAACAACTCCTCAAACTTTTTCAGCAGGAACAGTAACAGGAAGCGGATTACTAAATGTTTCAAGCGGAACTATAGGACTTGATACTAATACTTATTTGCCTACTGGTGGGTGGTATGATACTGACCAATATAATATTAATATTTCAGGATTTAATAACGATGCAGGTTACTTGGTTTATGGAAGCACTATTAGTTATGCTGAAAGTGCAGGTTATGCGTATAGTTCTGATTATGCAAATAGTGCAAATTATGCAAATAATGCAGGTTATGCTGGCACTGCAGGAACAGCAAACTATTATGCTGAAACTGACCCTTTGTCTTTGCATACTTCAGGAGATAACACTACAGGATTAACTATTGAACTTCAAACTACAGGAAAGATTACAGGGGAAATGGCTAAAGTAACTACTGATGCACCAAGTACTCAAAAAGGAGATTTATGGTTAGACACTGACGAACCAGCACCTACCCCTGTAGCTGACGGAACTTATACTATTGGTTTAGGTTCTACTCAAGACGGAACAATTACAGTATTGAATGGAATAATTACAGCAATACAGGAAGTGATTTGAATGGCAGTATTGAAAGTGTATGACGGAAGTAATTGGGTTAATATTGCAGGTCCTGGACTTGTTGGTCCTCAAGGTCCAACTGGTAGTTATCCAAGAAGCTTACAATTCAACGCTGACCTTAGAGGTATGTGGCTAACTACTCCTTATTGGAAACTCGTTGATATGAATAGAGGTGCTCTTAGTTTTCCAAGTGGAATAACAATTACAAGTTGGTATGTTGATTGTAGCAGTGCTGACCCCACTACAGAATTAAACGCTAATTTAAAGTATTGTGATGCAAGTGGAACAGGAGCTTTTCCAGGAGCAAATCCTGTTTTGATAGATGCTCTTGATACTACTACTGGTAATTCAAGCAGAACTGATATGAGTGGAAGTGCTTTAGGTAGTGGAGTAATTCCTGCAAATAAAATTATTTATTTAGAACTTGATGCAAACCCAGTTGATTTAGGAGTAATGTGGTATATCACAATAAATTTTGAGGCGTTATAACTTGGCTAATAAATATTTAAGTGCTTCGCTTGGTACAAGACAATGGGCAGATACTACAGGAACTTGGGTAACGAGTAATGGAGGAACAACTCCAACAACACCACCTGCAGGAAGTGACACTGCTTTTTTAACTTCGTTAAGTGGAGCAGTAACAGTAAATACTGCAGGTTGTATAACTGCAATAATTAATTGTACTGGTTATACAAATACATTAACAATTAATTCATCTTGTAAATTGCTTTGTTATGCTTCAATTATTTTTCCAGCAACAATGACTTTAGTAAATAATGGTAATTTAACTTGGGGAGATGGAGCAAGTGTTGGAGATATTAATAGTGCAATAGATATCCCTGGTAATTTTACTTTTGGCGGAAGTGGTAATTCTACAAGAACAATAAGTGCAAACCTTACTTTACTTGGAGCAGTAACTATGACTGGACAACAGAAAGTAAATGGAGCTTTTAACATTTATATCAAAAATGGTTTTGAAGGAAATGGAAATATTTTTGATGGTACTTGTTCTATTTATTTACAAGGCGGACAACTTGGAGCAAGATTTGCTAATAGTAATGTTTATTTAGACGGGACACTTACTACAAGAGCTCAAGCAAGTGCTACTTTTGGTTATTTTGGTTTTGGTTGGGTTAGTGCTTGTACGGTTACTTGGTTAAGTGGAACTCTTACAAACACAAACACTTTTACTGTTTTTAGTGGTCTCACAAGTTTCAACATTGGGAGTAATGTAGTTTTTTACAGAGTAAAGTTTAATGAAAATACTGCTTACACTTACACTTTACTTGCAGATTTATATGTAACCGATATTCTTACTGAATATCTTAGTGCAAACATTGCTATCACTATAGATGGAGCTTTTAATATAAAGGTTGCTGGGAATCTTAGAAGTTATACTGCAAGTACTTATTATTCTACTTATTTTAAAGGAACTGCTACTTTTGAAATGGTTGGAACTGGAACTCTTGGACTTGCACAAAATTATGCTGGTTCAGGCTCTGTTAAAGCAATTACTTATGTTGAAAACAATATTATAATTAACACTGCAGGAACTATTACTTTTGGAAACATTGGTATAAGTGGAAGTAATACTCTTACTTATACAGCAGGAACTATTGCAGGGACAGGTGAAATTTATATTGTTGGAACTGCAAGTCTTACAGGAACAGTTACTTATCCAAATGTAACAATAGGTTTTCTAAACAAAGGAGAATCAAGTTACTTTACTGGTCCTTTTGTTTTAAATGTTTTAACAGATATGACTTTTACAAACTTATATATTAATTATAATTCAACAATGAATATTACTGATACAAAGACTTTAACTATTCCAACTACTTTTCATTCAAGAGGAAACTATTTAGCTAACAATGTAATCGCTTCAAGTGGAACAGGAACAATTACTTTCAATGGTGCTAAAGGAAGTCTTGATTTAGTAAAAACAGATTTCACAAACATAAGTGCTACAAATAGATTAATTACTTATGGTGGGACTATTACTACTTCAACTTTAGTTAATTCAGTAGATGTGACAGATTTGAGCTCTCCAAGAAATACTGTGTTGGTGGTTTAATTTGGCTAATAAATATGCAGTTGGAAGTGGTAATTGGAATAGTGCTACTCTTTGGAAAACTTCTTCTGGTGGTTCTACGGCTACTACTCAACCAACATCTTCTGACACAGCTTATCTTGATGCAAATTCAGGAGCAGTTGCTATAAATGCTACAACTTGTGGTGCTAATTCAATAATTTGTACAGGATATACAAACACTCTTACTTTTACTGCTGGACAAACATTAACTATTGCAAATGGAGCAATAACTTTTGTATCAACTATGACTATTGCTGGAAGTGGTAAATTAAAAGTTGGAACATCTCCTGCTGTTACATATACTTCTGGGGGAATAGCGATATCAGGAGATTTCGAATGTTCAGGTGGTTCTGGTGCTAAAACTCTTTCAGGAGCTTGGATAATAAATGGTTTATTTATTTCAACAGGTACAGAAAAGACTGTTTTTAACGGAAGTACTCTTAGATTAAATGGAGGAATAACTTTAGGACAAAGTGTTGATGGAACTACAGTTGCTACAATAGCTGGAGGAACATTAAGTTCTACTAACGAAAGTGCAGGTTGGGGTTTAACAACTTCTTATGCAGGAACTATTACTATAGGGAATTTTGGGTTTCAGAAAGGAACTCATACTTATTCAAGTGGTACTGTTACCGTAACTGCAGGAACTACGCAATACTTAGTTGGAGGAAACGATTCAACAGCTATATTTAATTTTGGAACAAACATTAGATTTCAGAACTGTAAAGTAACTGGTAATCGTTCAAATGCAAGAGCAACAGGAACTCTTTATATTGATGGAAATTATGATTTTGCAGGAGATGGATATCATTCTATAGCAAGTGGAACTATTGCTATCGCAGGAAGTATAATTAATTCAGCAGGACTTGTTGCTTCACTTTTTGGTGCTGGAACTTGGTTACTTAGTGGAACTGGAAGTGTTTGTGGAATAACTCTCGCAACAAACATGACTATTAATACTACAGGAACTATTACTTTCCTTTCAACAGGTTTTATTAGACATAGTTATTTAACAAGTACAAGAATATTTACTTATACTGCAGGAACTGTTGTTGTTGAAACAGGACATAAATTAATTAGTGGTGCAACAAGCGTTTATATTAATTCAGGGAGTATTAATTGGGACGAAGTTTATTTTGGAGTAAGTGATACAAATACTATTATTTATTTGACTGGAAACTTTGTTTGTAACAAATTAAATGTTTCTCCTTTTGCTTATTTTTATTTGCCTGCTAGTTTAACTCCTTATGAAAGAGGTTATTCAGTAAGTTTAAGAATTTACAACACTTACACTTTAACAGTAAAAACTTCTATGAATTGTTTTAGAGGAAAAGCAGGTTGTGGGATTAGAAGTAATTCAGGAACTGCTTATTTAGATTATCAAGGAAATATTGCTAATATGGATATTTCTAATGTTGATTTTGCAAACATTGTTTCAACAAATAGGTTATATTCTTACTATGGAACAGCAAGTGTTTGGTCAAATGTTTTTGTGTTTAAAGAGTATGATGTGCTTGATGCAGGAATGAGTATGACTTTTATTTGAGGTGTTAAAATGAGTTATGTAATAAAAAGTGTTAGAGTAGAGGACAAGAGTTTAGTAACTGAAGTTGAATATACTTTCTTTGATGGAAGTAAAAAGACTATGAATGTTGCTCACTTTTATCCAAGTAGTAAAGAGGAAGTTATTCAAGGAATTCAGAATAGGGAAGTTTCTGAACAACGAGAAATAGACGCTCCAGCTTTGTTAGTGGTAGTAAGAGCAGAAATAAGTGCTTTAATTGAGTAAAGCTTAAATACCATGAATTACAGGAAATGTGTATGCCGTATAACGATTTGCCAAAACAATTGGAATCACTCCCGAATGAAGCAAAGAAGATATTTTTATCTAAGTTAAATTCTGCTTTTGACCAATATAATGACGAAGAGAAAGCGTTTTCTGAAGCTTGGTATAATGTTGAAAAGAAATATAAAAAAGAGGGGGAATCTTGGGTGGAAAAAGCTATTAGTGAAATTAATGATTTTGAAATGTTTTGTGACTTTCAAAAGATGGACGAGGAAAAAAGAATGGTGTATGGTTACGCCACTAATGATATGCTTGATTCTCAGGGAGAAATAACTGAAATGGATGCTACTGCTAAGGCAGTTGAAGATTACTCTAAATGGAGAAACATTAGAGTTATGCACAAACCTGATCCAGTAGGGACAGCCCCTGTTATTGAAATGAGAAAAGCTGGTCTTTGGATTGGTGCTGAAATTGTTGATGATGATGCTTGGAATAAGGTTAAGAAAGGAGTCTATAAAGGATTTTCTATTGGTGGAAGAAAGTTAAGAGTAGTACAGGAATTTAGTGACACTCTAAAGAAGAATATTACACGAATTAAGGAATATTTGCTGACTGAAATTAGTTTGGTTGATAGACCAGCTAACCCTTCAGCAACATTTTCTTTTATTAAAAGAGAGGTGAATGAAATGGTTGATTCAGTTGTTCCTGTAGAGGAACCAATTGCAAAAGTAACTGAACCCGCACCTACTGAAGCCCCTGCTCCTGTTATAGAAAAAGCTGTCGAAGCGCCTGTAGCCGAAGTAAAGGTTGAAGAGGTACAGGCAGTAGCTAAGTCAGAAGAACTTGAAGAACAAGTTACTATGACTAAGTCAGAATATGAAGCTTTGAAGAAACAGGCTGACCTTGCTAAGAAGCAAGACGAAGTTCTTGATTTACTAAAAGCTAAGGTTGAGAAAGCCTTTGAATCTGAAGAACCAAAGGAACTGGTTCAAAGAGAAGAGAAAGTTGTTCCAAAGTCAATAGGAGAGCTGTCACTTGTTAAAGGTGGCTGGCTAAGTAAAGAGTAATTCGTGGAGGAATTATTATGGTTGATATTCAAAAAGCAATGAACGAAGCAGCTACAACTGCAGGTGGATATTTCGTTCCAGATGAACAAGCTAAGTTTTTCTTAGAACTAATGCAGCAAAGTAACACAGCAATACCGCTATGTAGATCATTCACAATGACTACTGACACTTTCAATGTGCCAACAATTAGCGCAGGTAACACAGCTTACTGGGTAAGTGAAAATGCTGAAATAACTTCAAGTGATGCTACTACTGGTCAAATCCAATTAGTTGCAAAGAAAGTTGCAGCAATATCTGAAGTATCTACAGAATTAATTGAAGATGCTAACCCTCAGATTGCTCAAGCTTTGAACGAACAATTAGCAAAAGATGTTGCAATAGCTGTTGATGAAGCAATCTACAATGGCGGAGTTGGAACATACACTGCATCAGGATTGAACGGATTCAGAGATAGAAGCACATACACTGATATTAATGCTGTTAATGGTTCAAGTGCAGAAATCACTGTTGCCAAAATCCTTGAAATCAAGAAAATGATTAAAGATGATTACTTCGCAATGGGTGGAGATACAATGGTAATTAACCCAACAATAGAATACAAGATTATGAACCTTGTTGATTCTAATGGACGACCTTTGTTCTCAGCATTAGACACACAGAACCCATTATACTCTACAGGAGTGGTTGGAAGAATACTTGGATTGAATGTTGTAGTAACACCAGCAGTTCCAGTTGTATCAAACGTAGCCGACATCATAGTTTTAACTAAAGGTGTTTCAGGTTACTTCGGTATGAAGAGAGGATTCAACTTCCACAAAGAATATATCATAGAAAAAGATAACTACAAGATCCAAACAAATATGAGAATGGGATTCAGAGTAGCTTACCAAAAATCTATGGGTATAATCTACGATGTTAAATGTAACTAATGGTGATTGAAATGGCTTCAGCATATTTAACAGCAACTGAGTTTAGGAATGTTACTAACTTAGGTACTGCTGAATATGTTGATTCCCAACTTAATCAAATGATTCTCTCTGCTACTTCAGAAATCGATTTGAGGACTGGTAGGACTTGGAGAGGAGAACAAACAGTTACAGATGAATATTATGATGGTGACGGAACAACAGAATTGCATCTGAACCACACAGATGTTAATTCTGTTTCTGCACTTTCTATAGATAAGAATTACGATGGAACATTTGTTTCAGTAACTCCTTCTTATGTTTTGATTTATTCTTCTGAAGGTAAATTAGTAATTGATTCAGTGAGATACACTCCTGAAGTTGATGTCTTTGTTAAAGGAAACAAGACGGTTAAAATTACTTATAAGTATGGGGTTAGCGCTCCAACAGATTTCGTAAAGAATTTATGTGCATTAATGGTCCTTCAGGAACTGAGGGCTGATGAAAAGTTACAAGAAATAATCGATAAGAGAATAAGCTTATTAAGGGCGAATTCAATTAAGGTTATTTAGCTATCCCATTTGTTTGGGTTAATCCTGTAAAGGAGGTGGAAGATTGGTAACATACGATACTTTGATAGATACTACACAAGAGAAAATTTCTTCTATTCTTTCTGCCAATTCCACAGTAACAGCAATCACTTCTAAAATACTTCCAGGAACTCCTTATACTGACATACAGAAATCAATTGGAATGCCTTACATCAAGGTTGAAACTCCTACTTATTCAGCAGTTAAGAAAACCTTTAGCACATTTATTGTTTCATTAACTTGTCCAATTGTTTGTTACAATACTCAAGCTTCAAGAGGAAGAGAACTTGCTGATGCAGTTAGAAAAGCAATTACTGATAATCGTTCTGCAATGGATTTAGTTGAACTTGATGAAACAAGATTACCTTCAACAGCGCACAATGAATCAATTCTTGATGATGGTAAAACAGTTCTTTACACTGATACAATTACGGCAATTTACCAATATTGGGGTGAGATTGATGTCTAAACAAATTATAAATGACATTAAATCTTTTGCAGAAGTTTCAATTACAAAACTTTCTAAGAAAGCATTAGAGAAAGCTAAACCAAAAGCACAACTTGTTAGGTTTGAAGGACAAATGTCAGATACAATGAGTGTTAAAAAAATTAATAGTACAAATTCACAAGTTGTTGCTAACTCTAATCAAGCAGGAATGTTTGAAAATGCTTTTGTAGGGGAAGCTGAAGTTACTCCTTTGTTAAGGAGATGGGCTGAAGTTAAAGATGTTAAACTTGGTAAAAGAAGTAAGATTGATGTTGATTATGGTTGGACTTCAAAACAAGTTAAAAAAAATGGAGAATTGATAACTATAACAAGGCCCAACATGAAAAAGTTTATGTTTAACTCTATCCCAAATGATGCTGAAGTAAAAGCTGAATTGGATAAGGTTATAAGATCTACAATGAGAGGTGGAACAGTTTATGGTTAGACAAGCATGGTTTAGTAAAAATGCTGTCATCACTCTTGAGAAAGCAGGTGGCTCTTCAGTAAGTTCAATTACTGGAAAAGTAACTTCTTTTGGAGAAGGTGGCGGAGAAAAAGCTACTGATTACATAGCAGTATTCGGTGGAGGACAAATAGCAAAGGAAAACAGAATGGCTCCTTTTGAAGTAACATTAGAAGCAATTCCAACTGATGTAACTTTGTTTGAACCTTTTATGGGCGCAGCTACAACAGAATCAAGTGTTCAAGTTGTTAAATCAACTGAAATTGATTTCCTTAATTACAGAATTACTGTAACTTGGGCTGATGGTTTCGCAGCGGCTTCTGCTCCAAATCCAAAAGTCCCTAATTCAGGAGAAGCATTAAGATTCACTTATGTTGATGCAAAAGCAGCAACAGTTGAACCTGATGAAGATGCTGAAGGAGAACTAACAGTGTCAATGACATTCAATGTTGCTCCAACTGATGAAGATGGAAATCCAAAAGTTTTCAAAGAATACACAGCTTCAGCTTCAGCAAGTCCATTAGGAAATCCTTATGGTAAAGCTGCATTAAGAGTAGCTTACGGAAGTTTCGTATAAAGGTGAAATTATGTATGAGAAGGACGCACAAAGAAATGCTGTTCCACAGAAAGAATTGGTGTCTTTTATGATATACAATATGGATGCGAACCAAAAAGAAAGGTTCCATCTATTTTGTAAATCAAAGGGTTTCAATTATGGTCCGGGAATAACTTACCTAATGGATATGGTTGAAGCATTAAGAGAGAAGAAAGGAGAGGACAAAA